CTATTTTGCGCCTTTACCCTCAAACTTCAAAATCGCCGCCTCGCCAAGCCGTCGCCCGTTCGCGCCCTTGGCGTAATGCTCGATCATCCTGAACGACTGCCCGGTGATCGCTGCGACCTGTGCCAGTTCACACCCGGCAGCCAGCAATGCATTGACCGCGTTCTTGCGTAGGCCGTGAGGCACAGCCTCGATCCCGGCGTCCTTGGCGAAGGCTTGCAGCGACCGGCGGATTACGTCAGCCTTGGCGAGCGGTGCCCCTGTCTCTGCGCACAGGATCGTCAGCCCCCGCCGCGCGGTCCGGTCCAGTTCCTCGCGTAAGGCATAGTGGACGGGGAATGTGAGGGTCTTCTTGAACCGCGAGGTCTTCTGTGGGGTAACGTAAATCCACCCGTCCTTGATGTCGGACCAGCGCAGTTTGATCGCATCCCCAATCCGCAAGCCGGTGTAATAGAGGATATGGACGGCAAGCCTCACCCGATCATCCTCTGCCACCAATGCGGCCTCTAGGATATCATCGGGCCATGGCTCATGCGTGCCGATGGGGTAGCTTTCCAGTTCGTCCGTAGGGTTGTTCAGGGTCAGGTCGCGGCGGCGTGCCCACTTGTAGAGCACGCCCGTCACGGCGAGGAATATGTTACGCGCGCCGTTCCCAGTTAGCTGCGTTTCGAGAATGCCGCGCACCATCTGGCGGTTGACGCGATCAATCGTCACCTTGCCCATCTGCTCCACAATGCGTTTGCAAGTGATGCGATAGAGCCGCTGCGTTCCGGCTGCCAGCTTGGCGAACTCAGGGCTGGCCTGATAGGCATCCGACAGGCTTTCGACCGTGTGAACGAATACCTGGCGCTTGGTCCGTGCCCCCATGAACGAGGCATAGGACTCGTAAAAGCCCGGCGTGCCGAACGGCGGCATCGGGGCATAGACGGTCTTGCCAGCGACCTTCCGCCCGGTGTTGAAGTAGGCGTATAGCTTACCCTTGGAGCGGGTGAACTTGACGTGCTCCAGTCGCGGCGGGCTAGGCTGCTTGGCTGCCATTGATCCGGTCCCATACTTCGCGCTCGGCCTGCGTCATGGCGTCCTGCCCGGCAATGGCTGCGTCGATGGCATCCTTGCGCCAGTGCTCCCGGCCTGCGAACATGACAGGCGGGGGAATGCGACCGGCGGCAACTTCCTTGACCAGCGCGGCTTCCGTGCAGTCGAGATATTCCGCCACGGTCTTGCGCTTCATGAGTTGCGGCCAACGGTTCATCCCACCAACCCCGCAAGTTCCCCGACCGTCTCGACCCGCTCGATTGCATCGCCAAGCTCTACACCGGTTGCGTCGGTAATCAGCAGTTCCAGATAGCCCACATCTACCGGGTCCATGCCTAGATCATCGAACGACATATCGTTGGTGATCTCTGGCACGGATCGGCTTGGGTAATGGTCCAGTAGGACGCGGGTGATGAGGCCGGGGATCATGCGGCTTTGGCCTTCTTCTTCGCCTCATCCCTCGCGCGCCTCCGGGCCTCACGCTCACGCAGGATTTTCCCCCGCGCCAGACTGATCGCGTCGATAAGGTGCAGCGCTTCGCTGGTCGCCTCATCGTTCTCCATGCGGACAGTCGCCACCGCGTTGCCGTTGTCGCAGTCGTTGTTCGGGCCACGCACGCCCACTGATACGATCAGGTAATCCAGATCAGCAGAGCGCAGTCTCTCAAGCGCGAGCTGCAACGTTTTGAGTGTATCGTGGTCCATCATCATTCCCCAAACTGGACGCCATGAAGAGCGTCGTAAATCAACGGAGGTTCATCTGTGCGCGGGCGGTAGCGGCGTTCGTGCGCCATGCCTCGAACCGCAGGCGCTTTGCCTCGGCCTGTCCGCGAAGGGTTTCCGCCTCGTATGCTGCAGCCTCCCAATCAGAACAGGCCAGCTCGTAAACCGGATCAGCCTCGGCCATCTGCTCTGCCAGCGATACGCTCTTGGCTTCGGCCTTGTGCTTGATGATCAGTGCAGCCCGAACCCGCTTGCGGCGCATATCCATGCTTTCGGCGCGGACCTTGGCTTGTCCTGCTTCCACGAAAAGGCGCTCGGCCTCATCAATGGCGCGGTCCATGCTGTCGGATGGCACTCGGCTAACTACGTTCATTCTCTTGCTCCCATTGATGCCTGCCCGGCCAAGCGTTCCAGTAGGCATCAGCCATTGCGACTGCGGATTTACCGCCCAGGCATTCGCGCTCGAACGTGGGCCATCCCCGCTTGTGCTGCCGTTCGTGGTGTCCAAAACAGAGCGGGATGGCGAAACGGTCGGAAGCCTTGGTAGACATTCCTTTGTCTCCGCCATGGTCTACGTGCGCAGCGTGCATGATGCCCTCGCAAAGGCCATGCCCATCGGCAGCGCAGGGCCGTCCCCGCAGCCATTGATGGAAGGACTTGGCCACTTTCCACGCTGGGCGCGGGGCGTTCTGCTTCCTCGGTTTGATGTTGACCCGGAGCATCAGAAGGGCACGGAGTCGTCGAGTTCGTCGGCAAAGCTATTAGTGCGAGGCTCCTGCTTCCGGGATTCCTGGCGCTCCTGCCCACCGCCCTGCAACGCAACCTCATGGGCGCGAATGTTGAGCTGTGGCTTGCCGTCATACTCACCAAGCGAGAACGCGCCCGCCACGGTCACATTGCTGCCCTTGGTGAGATACTGGCTCAGCGCCTCGCCGCGCTTGCCCCACAGGGATACGCGCCACCAGTTGGTGGACTTCTCCCGGCCCTGCCGAACGTCAACAGCCACGGTGAAGCTGCAAACGCTGTCGCCGGTCTGTGTGCTGCGGACTTCGGCATCCTTGCCAATGCGTCCAGCGATGGTGATGGTTTCCATTATGCGGCTTCTTTCATGTAGCGGGCGCGCAAGTCGGCCACCGTGGCATCGACCTCGGCCAGAAATTTGGTCACTTCGCCTTCTATCTCGGCCACCAGTTCGGCATCGCGCTCGACCCGGCGGATATGGATTTGCATTTCCATCGGCAGGCGCGGGTCGAAGGAAACGAAATCGCACCATTCCCGCCCGGTGCAGATCATCTGCGTCTGCATTTGAAGCATGTATTTGCGGTCTATGCCGTCACCGCGCAGCGTGTTGATGTGCGTGGCGCTGTTTGGACACTTAATTTCGACCAGCCCCGCATCGCCACACAGCCCGTCCGGGGACGCGCCGAACATCGCAATCGCAGGGTGCGCGTGAAAGCCGGTTTCGACCACTGACAGGCCGGTGCGGAACTCGTATGCAGCCCGTGCCTGGGGTTCGGTGTCGATCCCCCACTGCATCGCGGAATTGCTGAAACTGTCGGCGGGAAAGCCCGTCAGGCGCTCTGTGACGAGTTGCGCGGCATAGTTGGCACGGTCGGCCCCGTATCCCGTCTTGGTGCGTGCCATGACCTTGTAGACGGCGCTGGCGGTCACTTTTCCCGCGCGTTCCGAAAACCATTCGGTCGAACGTTGCTCAAGCATCGACCTTCTCCTTCAGGCGGGCTTCAAGGATGCGCTTGGCGTCCGCGAACTGATCGGCGCGAAGGTCTTTCAGGCTCTCAGCCTTGTAGGCTTTGCAGAGCTTGCCAGCGTCGGTTCCGGTAGCTTCAACAAGCTGGACCAGTTCAGCCCACTGCACGTCGTCCACCTTGGCGGGGTTGGGCGCCTCGCGCTGGGCCTTGACCGCCGCGTTGCCGTCGTCGTCCTCAGTGGCGAGCCCAAAGGCCAGTTGCAGACCATACCTGCGGGCGTAGGTTTCAGCTGACCCGAAGCCCTGTGCGTCCTTCTTGCTGGCAGGGAGATAGACGATCCCCGCACTCAGTTCCTGGCCGCTTTCGTGAATGTAGAACGTCTCCACACAGGCTCCATCGGAACGCTCGTGGCTGAACTGGCGGTACCAGAGGCCATGCGCCGCAATCGGCTGGATCGCTTCGATGACGGCGGCAATGTCCGCGTACTTCGACTTGAACGCCGGGTTTGGCTTGTTCTTCTTTGCGCTCTCCAGTTCGGGCAGAGCTTTCGCCAATGCGCCGATCAGCGAGGGTTCAATCTTCGTCTGCGCATTCATTGTTGCGATACCTTCCGTTCCTGATCCCGCTTCTTGTCGATGTCAGACTGACGCAAGCGGGGTGGTGCGTTGATGTAGGCGGGTTCTCCGCAGCGGGTGGCGATGGGGCGGCGGGTCATTGCTTCGGTTCCGCTAGCAGTTCTGCCCTGCGCAGATCGGCGGCGAAACTGCGGCACATCTCCCAGCGCATGGCGAGCGCGGCTTCATCGAATGTTCGGTAAATCCGGCCGCAATTCTGCGAGGCGCTGCCGCCCGTCCAGTTCCCGCGACCGTGGTATGTCCCATCAGACCACGCCCTATCGACGCGCATGGATTGGGCGTTGAATACCCACCCTTTGCATCCGAGGCGTGTTTTCCTTATGGTGGATTGGTCGCGTAGCGTTAATTCCTCAAGGTTCGCCTTGATATCCTCGCGCGTCATCGGTTGCGGTTCCGCTTCCCGAGGCCATCTCAGAGCCAGTTCGGTTTGCAACGCCTCAAACTGCGCGCGTTCTGCTTTAGTCATCGCCATCAGATATTCCTCACTGTGCCAGCCAAGCAGCGGCGATGATCCAAAGCGCCAACGAGATCAGGCCACCGCAGATGAAGCCGTAAAGCCTACCGCGTGGTGTCGGATCGAACGTCGGGATGTTCCTGGCGCGGGCTTCACGTTCGATGGCGGTCCATTCGTCCGCAAGGCGCCGGTTCGATGCTTCGATCTCCGACCATGCGCCTGCAATCTGCGTCCATGCCTCGGCGATGCGGGCGTTCTCAGCGTAGGCGCCTGCCCATAGGCGGACGGTGGCGTTGTGACGGTCAAGCATGATCTCGTCCCTCCCAAGCGGTGAGAGCGGCCAGACCGTCTTTTATCGCGGCCTCGCGCTGCGGGTTTGTGGAACCTTGCAGATTCAAGATCGTAACGCGGGCAGATAGCAGCGCATACCGGCTATCAGTCAAAGCCCCTGCCAGCCCTTCCGCCAGCTTGGTGAGCCGCTCGACTTCGGCGGTTAGGGCGATGTGTTCTGTGGCGAGGGGGCGAGTGTTCCATGCGGCGATGGCGTCGGCTTCGGCGTCCGCCCAGATGCAAGCGTTGCAGGCGTGGCATTCGCAGTTGCCCATGACGACGCCAGCTTGGACGTATCCGTGGCTGGTCTCGTCGCTACCGCAAAACGGGCACGGCAGCAGCTTCGCAGCATCAATCATGACCCGCCTCCTTGAGCTTGGCGCGTGCGGAGAGCATGGCAGCCTCGACGGTGGGGCCGGTGGCGTAGGCGCTCTTGCCGCCAAGGCGATAAATGCGAACCTCGAAAGACTCATCGGGGTCTGTGAAAGTATCCCAAAGAATGACGATGCTAGTCGCCCCCGTGCACCCGGCGAGATCGGTCAGGAACTTGTCAACGCTCACAGGATGTCTCCCAAACGGCGCAGCATGGCGCTGGTGATGCCGTGCGCGAGGAAGGCATCACGCATGGCTTGCAGGGCGTCGAAGGCTTCACGGTCGGCCTGATCGGTCGCGCGCTCAGCTTCCTCGGAAAAGTCCTCGTCCTGCCGGTGCAGTGCCCAATGGGCGTGCTCAGCGGCGGCGATGGCGTGCGATACGGCAAGGGCCAGTTCGCTGCGGATGATGGTCGGGGCGTTCATGCTGCCATGCCCCGCGAAGTCGGGATGCAGTTCAGCCCGCTCGGATGGTCGGCGCGGTGCTGGCGAGCCATAGCCCGCTCGTAGTCGTCCTCTTCCTGCACCATGGCGGCGAGGTCCGGATCGTCACCGTTGTTGTCGATGTAGCACTGAGCGGCATAAGCCCACTCTGCCGGGGTGTAGAGGCTGTGGCGACCGTAAGGCTCCCGCTCAAGGCCAGCGACGATGTTATGCGCCAGGACTGCGAGCGGGGTGATGGGGTTGTGAAGCACGGTGCGTCTCCTGCCGTGTGGCGTTGGAGACGGTTTAGGCAGGCGCGCCTAGGCAGTCAAGCTGTTTTTAGGCAGGCGCGCCTATTTTCTTAAGGGCGCGCGGCATATGATCGCGAATAGCGATTCGCCACTTGAGTCCGGCACAGGCGCTTCCATCTGGGGAGTGTCGCGCGGCGCGGACCATGATTCGGTTGTGTTGAACGATGTGTAGCCTGTAGATTGGAGTATGCCCCACCGACCACCGGAGCAGTCCACGCGGTAAAGCAGCATCTGCCTCACAAACCTATTGGATGCAGAAGGCGCCCACGATCCCCGAAGCCACACATTGTGGACCCCGGGGCCGAGATTAACGTCTCGAACGCGCACGCTCCAAGTTGCACCGGATTCATCCGCAGGCAGGCTCCACCAGTCGTTCATCGCAGCAACGCTGGGGGCTGAGACAAGAGCCAGTGCTAAAGCCGCCTTCCGAACCACACCGGCCTCCCCATAATCTGCACTTGCTCCGCATCGACCTCATACGCGGAAAAGCGGGAGTTGGCTGAGAATATACGCAGCATACCGTTTTTGTGCGGCACTTTCTCGACCAGTTTCACGACATACCCATCACCATCCCACAACGCGAATGCCCCACCTTGGACGGGGCTCTTATCGCGTTTGTCCACCAGGATTTGATCGCCATGCAGGAAGTCCGGGGCCATGCTGTCACCCCGCGCCTCAAGCATCAGCAAATCGACCGGGCGTGCCCGTAACTGATCCTCTATCAGTGAGCGAGGCAGCAGCGCCTGCCCACTATCGCCATCACCGCTCCCGCCGCCGCCCATGCCTGCGAATGAGGGGAGGATGTCCACAGCCAGGTATTCAGGATTGTTGTAGGCCGGGGGCAAATCCGCATCTACCTCGAATGCCGGGAATTCGGGGTAGGCAACGCGTAGCTTGGCGAGGGTATCCCGGTGCAGCCGAGTTTGGGCGGACCCATTGGCGAAGCGGTTAAGCGTCGTGTTCGACACGCCGATCCGCTTGGAGATTTGGTTGACGTTCGATCCGGTCCACTGGACCAGTTCGCGCACCAACCGGATATCGTCGTCAACCGTGCCCATTGCGTGCACGGTGATAGCAGCGAAACTAATGTCGCGGGCTAGGCAACTCTGCACTTGCATTTAGGCAGGCGCGCCTATACGATGCCTAACCATGCAGGACATCAACCCCGTCGATGCGCTTTTTGAGCGCGCCCGAGAATACCGGGTCCCCATGTCGCAGGTCTGCCATCGCGCAGGTGTCGCGCCCACCACCCCGTCACGCTGGAAGCACAACCGCAACGGAGCCACCGTGGAAGCGGTGATGAAGCTGAGTGACGCGCTGGGAGAGATCATCGCGGAGCGCGCAGCATGACGGAATTTAAGACAGGCCGCACCCCAAACCCATGGGGTGGCTTCTTCGAGTTCGGCGTGGCGGATGACGATCGCGTGACGATCGCGCTTGAACACGGCTGCATTTCGATGCGCGGGGTGCTTTACCTCGATGAACTGGACGAGTTGCTCAAGAGGGTAGGACTGACGGTTCGCCGCACCGACTCCTCGCCATACAAACTTTCCGGTCATGGCGTCATCGTCACTTCGGCAGGGCCGGAGCGCGCAGCATGACCGATCGTCCCACAGCCGCACCGTCCCACTTCCCCTACGCCCACCGCACGCTTGAACAGGTCGATGCTCAAGAACGCGCATCGGCCATCAATGCCGAACGCCGGGAACGCGCCCGCCGATACACCAAGCAATGGCGCGCGTCGAAGCGGAGGGCTGCTTGAATGGCCTACACCATCATCATCACCACGCTCACCCTGTGCATCCTCAACCTGATCCTGGCTGCATGTAAGCCGGTTGATCCGTTCGATGGGCTTTGAACGATGAACAAATATGCATTGGTAGGCGGGCTGGGGGGAACGGCATTTGGCGTCGCGGTGCTTTGGGCGCTTGGCGCTCCGGCATTGAGCATTCTGTCTGGAGCAGTCGGGGGTCTTTTCTGCGCGCTCCTTGCCGCCTCGGTTCTGGCTGGGCGCTAACCCATGCAGCCCATCACTCCCTCTGAACTGATTGCACTGATCGACCGCGAAGGAGCGAAGGGCGCTGGGCATTACTGCCTGAAACGCGAGGCCGGTGACGAACCGCTCGCCACCTTCAAGCCCGCTGTGAATGTCCTTTCTCATACGCCGAAGGTCTAACCATGCCACTCGGACAGAAATATCTCTTTCCTGCGCCCACGTGGACAGAAATTGCTGCGGCAGCGAAGGCCTCCATCCGCGCGGTGAAAAACGACTTCCCGGGTGTTGAGGACATTCATCTCGCCGCCCTGATCGGGGCTGATAGCGCCAAAACTATCGCCCGGCTTGAGGCTATGGAGACCAAGAAGGTTCCCGCCTCACTGTTTGCAGCGATCGGTCGGGTCTACGGCGAACAATACGTCAAAGCCTATCGCGACCTGATGACCTCACCAGAGGGCCGGGAAGCCGTCAACGCACTTCCTGCCGTCACCGCTCTCGCCGCCAAGCTCGCTGCGGCTGCTCGCGATGGCGGCGCGATAGACCACCAGGCCCTTGCCGGGATGCTCCATGAACTGCGCGATGTTGACGCGGTTGTGGCGAAGCTCCGCGCTCGGGCCAGCGAGCTGGGGTTGGCGGCATAATGGGCAAGCGTTCCTCGTTCGATCGCGTTCCGCGCGACTTCTATCCCACCCCGGCAGAAGCCGTTGCGCCGCTGTTGCTGCACCTCACGCCGCGAACGATCTACGCCGAACCCTGCGCAGGCGATGGGGCCTTGATCGATGCTTTGGCCGCTGCCGGGCATTGCTGCGCCTTCGCCAGCGACATCGAGCCGCGCGCCGATGGCATCCATGAACGCGATGCACGCACCGTCAATTGCGCACCTGATCTCTACATTACAAACCCTCCATGGGATCGCAAGGTGCTGCACCCGATCATCACGAACCTTTGCCAGCAAGCGCCGACATGGCTGCTGTTTGATGCCGACTGGGTTCACACCCGGCAAGCGGCACCGTTCCTGCCTTGGCTGGTCAAGATCGTGAGCGTTGGCCGGGTCAAGTGGATCGCGGACTCGCCTTTCACCGGCAAGGACAACTGCGCTTGGCACTTGTTCGATGCGCGCAACACAGGCGCCGCTCAGTTCTTCGGGCGGATCGCAGCTTAATCACGCCCACGGGCACAACACGGGGGATAATGCCATGGAGCCTGAAACAGTCGCAGCACTCGGCATCGCCGCCATCGCGATTGCCGTCGCGGTGAGCGCAACTGTGCTCGCCCTGCACGCACGCAAGACCAAGAACGACAAGGCTGCGGCGCTCCTGAAAGAGCAGGAGGCGCATGGTCACCTGAAAACGGCACATATCCGGCTCGGTTCCACCTATGCTGAAACCGAGCGCGACCTTGCGGCGGAACGCGCCGAACACACGACAACGCGCGCAAAGCTGGATGCCCTCAAGGCCAAGGCATCGGAACGCACCCGCCGGGGCAATCTCACCCGCTACGCCAAGCGCCGTGCTCTGGTCCAGTCCACCACGGCTGCCCTGCAAGCCTGTGTGGAGGCACGGGCATGAGGATGACCGAGCGCACCGCTGCGATGATCGCGGATTACCGGGGCGGCATGTCCCGCCGGCAGGTTGCCGAGAAATACGGCACGACTGTTCGGGTGGTCGATAACCGCTTCAAGGATCATCGCGTTCGCCTGACCGAAGAGGAAGCCCGGGCACGCATGTCCACGAAGAAGCCGAAGGCGTGCGACCCGGTTCCGGCTGACTTCGCCCGGGTAGCCCCCACCAAGAGCCGCGCCGAGATTGCTGAGCACTACGGCGTCGGCAAGCATATCGTCGCCCGGTGGGTCAAGGAAAGCGGTATCAAGGGTAAGCCTCAGGTCAAGACCCGCCCGATGCCCGACGACTTCATCGCCAACGCAGCGACGATGCACGCGAACGCCTTGATGCGGCACTACAGCACCGGCTACGACCTTATCGCCCGTTGGTGCAATCAGGCCGGTGTAACGCCCCAGGCTGCACCGCCGTCGAAGTTCATGAGGCCGAACCTCGGACGCATGGGCAAGCCGCAACAGGCGATGACCGGCAGCACGGTCCACACTCCCCATGACGATGCAGCTTATGTCCTGCGTCGGTTCTTCGTCGTTCACCGCTGCAACGACCGGGGGGCATATGACCCCAAGGGCAAATGGTGGCGCGTCGGGATCAATGTGTGCTCGCCTGATGAACTGCTGGCGAAGGCTGAACGCTATCGGGAGCGAGTTGCGTGAAGGGCAACAAGTTCTTCGCCCGCAAGAGCGCCTGTAACGCGGGGCACACTCACGCCAGTAGAGCGGAGGCGCTGCGCTGCAACGACCTTCAGTTTCTGGAGCGGTCGGGCAAGATCAGCGGACTTCAGGTTGAACCCAAGTTCCAGTTCCATGCGAACGGTCGCCCGATCAAGATGGGCAATGGTGCCGTCGCCAGTTACCGGCCGGACTTCCTCTATACCGAAGCCGGGAAACAGGTGGCTGAGGATGTGAAGGGCGGGCCGACGCAGACCGAAGCCGCCGCGCTTCGCATGGCCCTGTTCCGCACCTGCTATCCCGAGATTGAACTGAGGATAATCAAATGATTATGCCCTCGATCCCCAAGGGGGCCTTTGCGAATTCGGCTGATTCTGCTATGGAAAGTTCGGGACCGGAGAGTGCGCTAACACTCGATCCGGCCCCTGACCATCAACGTCCTATCGAGGAGGACTGTGTAATGGCTTTCACGCCATCTATCCCGCTTATCGCGGGGGATCAACAGATTCCGGTTATCGCCATGAAGCGCGCCCGTGCAGAGCGCGCCTATGCCGCTTACTCGGCGATGCGGAGGGCGGAAAAGGTCGAGCCGGCCTTGGCTGAAAATCCGATTTGGGTAACCGCCCGCAATGTCTGCTGGGATGCTTTCAACGAAGCATACGCGCGGCTCGCATGATCGGCCCGTTCAACACAGACGCCGAGGCGGTCCTGCTGGCGAGCCTGTTTCAGGACAACAGCGCGATTGACTACGCTGCCGACCGACTGGCGCCGGAGAGCTTCGCGCTTGCCGCTCACCAATCCATTTTCGGGTTCATGGTTCGCGACTACGCGCTGGGCAAGAACGTCAACCCGTTCACCCTGCGCAGCTATTTCGAGGACACTGAAACGCTGATCGAGGTTGGTGGGCCGAATTATCTGGCGCAACTTGGTGGCATTTCGCACCTGACTCCGCTGCCTTCGTTGGTGCGGGAGGTTGCGGACCTTGCTGACCGCCGCCGAATGCGCGCCGGTCTTGAGGTGGCAGCCAATGCCTGCGCCGACCTTGAAACGCCACTAAGCGAAGTGGTGAATCACGCCGACGCGGCGGTTAGCCATCACGAGAAGGACGGCATCCACCAGCCTACGGCATCCGAGGCAATCGAGGAACTGTTCGACAGCTACCGCGACAAGATGCTCGGTGTGAAGTGTGGCTGCATTCCCACTTTGGATGACCTACTAGGCGAAATGCGGCCCAAGCAGCTTGTGATTGGGGCAGGGCGCCCCGGTATGGGCAAAACCGCTTTGGCTCTGTCCTACGGCATTGGAGCGGCAAAGCGCGGGCATGGCGTCCTGTATGTCAGCCTTGAAATGTCCAGCACGGAACTTGCCGCCCGCATGGTGGCAGACCTGTGCTTCGAGAATGGCGATGGCGTTCCTTACGAGGCTATCCGCGACGGCAAGATGAGCGAGTTTCAGCGCGGCAAAGCCGCCGCAGCGCATACGCGGGCGAAGACCCTGCCGTTCCAGATCGTGGATGCAGGCAGCCTCAAGATGGGCCGGCTTGGAATGCTGGTCCGTCGCCATGCCCGCAAGATGGAAGCCGCTGGGTTCAAGCTGGAACTGGTCATCATTGATTACCTGCAATTGACGGAACCGGATGGCGCCGGGCGCTCGAATTATGAGGCGGTTTCCGAGGTCAGCCGCAAGCTCAAGTCGCTGGCGAAGGAAAACGGGCTGGCGGTGTTTGCTTTGGCGCAGCTGTCCCGCGCAGTCGAAAACCGACCCGACAAGCGCCCGCAGTTGAGCGACCTTCGCGACAGCGGCCAGATCGAACAGGACGCCGATGCCGTGCTGTTCCTGCTGCGCCGGGAATATTACCTCAAGCAGGCCGAGCCTAAGCTGGGCACCGCCGAACGTGTCCAATGGGAACAGGGCATGGATGAATACGAGGGGGTGATTGAGTTTATTCTCGCCAAGCGCCGCAACGGGGTTGCCGGGCAAGCCAAGGGCGAGTTCCACGGCAGGTATCAGGCGGTGCGGGGGTGAGCCTCAAGCCTGAAGTTCTTGACGCCTTGCTGGCTGCTGGCGCGACTGCCGACATGATTGTCGCTGCGGTCAAGGCAGACCTTGCCAGCGATGAGGCGCGCCGGGAGGTAAAGCGCGCCAACAATGCCGAACGCCAGCGCCGATACAAAGCGAAACACCGCGTTGAGGTAACGGACGATAACGCAGGTAACGCGTTACCTGATGTTACTAACGACATCCCCCCCCGCCCCCTTTCCCCCCTAACCCCCCTAACC